AAAAAATGTACAACCAATTGAGATATTATATGTAAAACCTTATGAAGCTGGGATGTATTATTATAGTACACCAGATTATGTATCTGGAATTAGCTTTAGTGAGATTGAAGAAGAAATTGCAAACTTTCACGTTAATAATATTAAAAATAGTTTCGCACCAGCATCATTAATTAACTTTAACAATGGAGTGCCAGATGAAGAAGCACAAACATTAATTGAAAACAAAATTGTTTCTAAATTTCAAGGAACAAACTCTGCTGGAAAACTAATAATTGCTTTTAACGATTCAAAAGAATCACAAGCGGATATCACACCAGTTCAAATATCTGATGCTCATAATCAATACGAATTTATTTCAAGTGAAGCACAGAGCAAGATAATGATGTCACATAGGATTGTTTCTCCTATGCTTTTAGGAATTAAAGATAATACTGGATTTGGTAATAATGCGGAGGAATTAAAGAACGCTTCCATATTAATGCAAAACATCGTTATAAACCCATTTCAAGAACTTTTAATCGATGCTCTTGACAAAATACTTGCTTTTAATGGTATTGCTTTAAACCTATACTTTAAGACCTTACAGCCTTTACAATTTATGGATTTAGAGAATGTTAAAGATGCTGAAACAAGAGAAGAAGAAACTGGTATTAAAATGAGTAAGGTTTTTAACGATTTAGAAGAATTTGGAGAAGATGAGGACTTGGAGGAATGGGAATTAATAGACGAAAGAAAGGTTGATTACGATTCAGAGGATCAGTTAGACGAACAAATAAAAAAATTAAACGAAAAGAATCCAAGTCTTTTATCAAAAATATGGAACTTTGCAACAACTGGAATTGCAAGACCAAATGCAAAAAGTACTCAAGACGGAAAAGAACCAACTTTCGGATTACAATATAAAGTAAGGTATCAATATGCACCATTAAAGGCATCTGATAATAGTAGGGAATTTTGCAAAAAAATGGTAAAAGCAAAAAAAATATATCGCAAAGAAGATATACAACAAATGAGCCAAAGAGCGGTCAATGCTGGATGGGGTTTAAATGGTGCTAGTACCTATGATATTTGGCTCTATAAAGGCGGAGGCGATTGTCATCATTTTTGGATGCGAAAAACTTACATTGCAAAAGGTTCAAGACTAAAACCAGATGTTGGTAATCCAAAAGCAGAAATAAGTGTAAACAAGGCAAGAAAAGCTGGTATAAAACCACCAGTAAATGCAGAGGAGGTTGCAATGCGACCAACTGATATGCCAAATAATGGATTTGTAAACAAGAAAAGATAATATGGCAACAGCACTATTTATAAGTAGAACAGATTTAGTAAAAAATACTGTGATTTCTGGAAGCACAGATACGGATTCTTTTATTCAATTTATTAAGATTGCGCAAGAGATACACATACAAAATTATTTAGGAACTAAATTGTATGATAAAATTTCTGCTGATATTATAGCGGACACTTTAACTGGCGATTATTTAGAACTTGTTAATTCTTATATTCAACCGATGTTGATTCACTATGCTATGGTTGATTTTTTACCATTTGCAGCGTATCAAGTTAAAAGTGGGGGTATATTTAAACACACTTCTGAAAACGCTGAAACAGTTTCAAAAGATGAGGTTGATTATTTAGTGCAAAAAGAAAGAGAATTTGCAGAATATTACACAAGACGATTTGTAGATTTCATTTGTTTTGATAGTTCAAAGTTCCCAGAGTATTTAGACAATCAAGATTCTGATGTGTATCCAGATAAAAATGTAAGCGGTTCAAATTGGGTACTATAATGAAAGGATATAAACCGAAACAAATAAACATTGTTAAATTGGAAAAGTATTTAACTAAAAAAGAAAAAGATGGCAAACGAAATATACGATAGCACTTGGTGGGGTAATACAATAAATACTGCATCTTCTATTGGTACATCAACAGAAATGATACAAGGGCAATTCAATATGAATGATAGGCAAGAAGTTGAAGCAAAAAAATGTTTGGCTGATGCAATACATACAATAGGATTAAAAAACATATAAAACAAAGATAATGGCAAAACCAAAACTATGTCTCATACCAGCTGCACAAGGAAGCAAATTTTATTCCGTACTACCATCAAGTGGTGTGGGGGATTTCAATTTTACAAGGGGTTCGGCAGCAACAAGAATAAATAAAGACGGATTAATAGAAACAGTTGCAAATGGTGTTTCAAGATTAAACTATCCTTTAATTGATGGTGTTGTAAAAGGATGTCCAAGTCATTTATTAGAGCCATCGAGGTTGCAGAAAATACAGTATTCAGAAGATATTGCAACTCATTGGTCTGCGGGTTCTTCAACAATTACTCCTAATCAAGGAATATCCCCAAATGGAACTTTAAACGCTGATTTAGTTAGTAGTGTTTCTGTGAATGGAAATGTATCTACAAGTCATACTGTTTTAAATGATTCATTAACAACAACTCAAAGCATATTTGTTAAACACATTTCTGGAACAAGTAATTTTATGTTAAGAGGTGCTTTTGTTGGTGGTACTGCAATTGCTAAAAAAAGTAAATTTAATTTAGCAACATCAAGCGTAATAAGTACAGATACAACCGCAAGTATAGAGTATTATGGTAAAGGTTGGTATAGATTATCTCAACAGATATCAAATAATAGTAGTGGAAATACAACTTTAGTTTTTCAAAATTTTACAACAAATGATATTATTTCTACAAACGAATTGCTCTTATGGGGAGCACAATCAGAAGTAGGTTCTTATCCAACATCTTACATTCCCAACTACGGAACTGCTGCTGGTGTTACTCGTTCAGCTGAAACTGCTTCTGGTGCTGGAGATGCTTCTACTTTTAATGATAGTGAGGGTGTTTTGATGGTTGAAAGTTCTTTGTTAGATGTTTCTCAAGATGGTAATAGAATTTCTATAAGCGATGGCTCAAGTGCAGAAAATAGGATTACATTTAGATATTTAAATGATAATGAAATACAAATCGAATTAGGTCTTACAAATGGGTTTAGTGAAATTTTAAATTTAGATAATTCTGAAAACTTTAATAAAATTGCAGTAGTTTACAATTCAACAAATGTCTCTGTTTTTATAAACGGATTTAATTTAGTCACAGATACTATGAGTGCTTTAAGTGGATTATCTCAATTACAATTTAATAGGTTTAATGCAAATACAGAAAATTTCTACGGAAACACTAAACAAATACAATACTTTGATACTGCATTAAACGATTCAGATTTAGAAACATTAACATCTTGGACATCTTTTACAGATTTAGCTAACGGACAACTTTATAGCATAAAATAATATGAGCAATACACTAAATTTAGGAAACGGAAATTGGGCAACAAAAGAAGATTCTTTGCTTGGGTACAATTCAGAAAATGGAAACTTTAAGCCTTTACCTTTTGACTTTACAAGAGCATCAAGTGCTACGGTTGTAAACAAAGCTGGTTTAATCGAAACAGTTGGTAGTGGAGAACCAAGAATTGACTTTAAGGATGATGCTAAAGGTGCTTTGTTGTTAGAGCCGAGTAGGAGTAATTTGATTACTTATAGTGAAGATACAACTGAATGGGATAAAAACGCAACACCTATAAACACATCAAATACAACTATATCTCCTAATGGTTATCGAAACGCTGATAGTGTTATTGTAAATTCTATTAGTGAGGGGTTTTATGATTTTAGCATTGGAACAGTTAATAGTGGTGCAAGTTATACGTTTAGTATATTTATAAAACATATATCTGGTATTGAAACAATAAGATTTGGAGGTTCTGGTAGTGGATTTGGTGGAGATAATAACAATGTTTTTAATATAAAAAATGGAACTGTTGTAAGTGTTGCATCTGGAAATACATTATCAGTTAATGATTACGGTAATGGTTGGTATAGATTGATTGCTACAAAAACTGCATCTTCTACTGCAACTGCTGCTTGGGTTTTATATGGAAACGAAAATGCTGAAATACAATATAGTGCTTGGGGAGTTCAAGTAGAACAAGGCAGTTACGCTACATCGTATATTCCTACATCTGGAAGTGCAGTAACGAGGGTTGCAGAAAGTACAAGTCAAACTCCACCAGATGGTGTTATAGGGCAAACAGAGGGAAGTATTTTTATTGAGTTAGATATTAATAGTAGAGTTTTATCATCTTCTTGGGCATTTAGTTTAAATGATGGAACTACATCTAATTATATTGGTTTAAGGAGGTCTGGTGGTGCTGAATTTTTTGTTCATATAAATGTAAGTGGAACAACAAATGCTCTAATAGCAACTGGTATTACAAGTGGAAATAATAAAATATCAATAGGTTACAAATCTAATGATATAGTTGTTTATGTAAATGGAGTAAATGTTGGAATTGATACATCAAGTGGTGTGCCTTTAACAAATAAAATACAAATAGGGGATTTAATAAATAATAGAATTTTAGAAGATAGTGTTTCTGATTTCAAATTATACAACACAAGATTATCAAACACTGAATTACAAGCATTAACAACAATTTAACAAGAGTAACAAATACACATATTAAACTAACAAGAGTAAATTAATAAATTATGAAAATCGGTAAATACGAATTTG